CCACCATATCGACTGTGGGTTTACGTTTGGGGGTAGCTGGCAGCGTAAATATTCATATCATAATGGATATGTTACCGGTGCCAAATACTACACCTGTCCAAACTGCCAAACATCTTCCAATCCTTGTGATCATAAAATTTACTATTCCATTAGTGATGAGAAAGTATATCCTGTGACCGCTTATGTGGAGGTTATTAATTACAAACATTTCTTAGATTTAAAAATTAGATACCAAGGCATACAGCTTTTCTTTGACGGTAGAAAAAACGACCACGGAATGTGTACGGAAACGTTGCGATTCGACTTTAAGAAACGCAAGGCTATCTTCATTGATAGATTTAGAATCCGTTATGAATTGACTGTTGATTACATTCGTGAAAATGAGATTATGCCTGTACTTAAATTCTTTGGTGATTCATACGCAATGACAGACTTTAACAGAAAATTTTTAAACAAAACATTCAAAGCATTAAGGTCTATGTTTGAAAAACGATTAAAGGAAACATATGGGTATGGCGCTAAGGATGTATATGTAGCTCCTGGTGCCACTGAAGACAACGGCTATCATTTTACGATGCTGCTTAATATGATTTTAAAATTATCGGCACCGGATATGCCTAGTATTGTTAGCTTGATGAGACAGTATGTGCACTGGACTAATGCTTACTGCTTATATCGATATACAAATATTCCGTTTGAAGACGATGTATTGGCGGCTACAAGAAAGGGTATGAATTTTCAAGAAGCACTTAGACAATCATATAAGGCTCCCAATAGTAGAGCCTTGCGGAAGTGTATGGTTAATGATCCATTAAGCGTATATATGTCTGATGTTCTAAATCTCTTCAGTGATGAAAATTGTAGACGTACTATCCTCACACTACAACGAAGCTATGAAAGTGCTTGTCCATATACAGGCAAGCTTCATAACGCTAACGATTTTCGTAAAGCAATGAAGTTAAATATACCTCGTTCTAAGGACATGTGGCAGGAGCTAATTAAGCGATGTGGTGAGCCAGCTGTATTGCGCTGGATGTTATCCGAAGACATTCGTGATATCGAAGATTGTGTAGATATGTACACAAAGCTCGATGCAAAATACCAAGATGTATTATGGTCAAAACGATTCAAGCTGAAGAACTTTCATGATGAAGTTATCAGAATCTTCAATAAGCAAGAGTACGGTGACGTAATGCTTCCGGAGGTTCCTCAACTACAAGCGGATGTAAACGGAATGCATTTTATGGTTCCAAGAACTGCAGCAGAATTAATGACTGCTGGTAAACGGTTAAAAAATTGTGTTGGCTCATACCGGGATAGAGTCATGAAAGGAACTACGGCAATAGTGCTAGTTACTGATGATGCTATGAAGCCGGTTGCATGCCTAGAATTGGCCAATAAGGGTAAGAAGAAAGGTCGTCAAATATTTGACTTAGTACAGGCTAAGCTATTTGCTAATGAAATGTTAAAAAAGAATGCTCATATTAATTCGACGGTCATGCAATGGGCCAATCAATTAAAGATTGAACCGCATACCATCGACGTGGACGCTAGTGTTGTATAGGAGATCACTATGAAACTCACAAAATTAGAATTACTAAATTTTAAAGGGCTAAAATCCTTTACCATAAATCTTAATGGCGATGTCGTAATCCGTGGTGATAATGCTACTGGTAAAACGACTGTATTTGACTCTGTGTGTTGGTTACTATTCGGCAAAGATAGCCTAGATAGAGCTGATTTTGAAATCAAAACATTAGATGGTGGAGAACCCATTCATAAAGTCAATCATGAAGTAACAGCTACCTTTACTTTGGATGAAGGGGGCACAGTTGAACTCAAACGTGTGTATCGTGAAAAGTATTCATCCCCTCGTGGAGGCGAAGTTACCCTCACAGGTCATACGACAGATTATTTTGTCGATGGGGTGCCTAAGAAAGAAAAAGAATACAAGGAAATAGTTAGTTCGCTTGTTGATGAAAGTATCTTTAAATTGATTACTAATCCTTTGTATTTTAACGAAACGTATTCCTGGCAAAATCGTCGTAAGTTATTGCTTGAAATGTGCGGTGATATCGATGATATCAGCGTAATTAATAGTCGTGATGATTTAAGACGATTGGCTGAACTGTTAGAGGGTCGAACGGTAGACGATCATCGTAAGGTGGTCGCAGCTAAGAAGACCGCCATTAATAAAGAGCTTGATATGATTCCGGTTCGCATCGATGAAGCTATGCGTAATAAACCTGAAATTGCATCTGACCAAGCAAAACTTATTCGTGATATTGAAACCTTATCCGCTGGGATAGATGAAGTTGAAAAGCAAAAGGCAATTATTCAAAACGGGTTTAGTTCTGCTGAAAAGGAATCTAAAATCCGCGATATTAAACGCCAGTTAGATGCTCAAAGCTCTAAAGTACTATCCGACTATCACAAACAAAAACAACACCTACGCGGTGAATATGAAGCCTCTTTAACCAAACTAAAAATGGTAGAAGTAGACAGAGATAGATGTGCTGATAGGCGAGACGAACTTAACAAAGAAATTGAGCGTGAGTCTAAACGCATTGCAACCTTACAATCTGAATTTGATACGTTTAACACACAACAATTCAATAAAGAATCTTGCCCTACTTGTGGACAAGCACTACCCGCTGATAAGCAAGCAGTACTCGAGGCAGAATTTAACACTAATAAATCTAAGAAGCTTGAGGAGTGGAAAGGGCTTATTGAAAGTGCAGTGAAGCTTAAAGAAAACTATGAAGAGCAACAAGAAATTATGGTGTCAAAGATTGATAGTTTAACTACTGAGGCGTCTCAATATAATGATGCTTACAATGTTAAATTTAAAGAATATGAGGCATACTCTGAGCCTAATCTTGAAGACGATCCAGTCTATGCTGATTTGAAGGCTCAATTATTCTTACTAGAGATTGACGATGAACCAGGAGCTGATACTGAAGAACTTACTAAACTTGACGAAGAGTTGAGCTCTATGAAGTCTAAAAAAGCAGCCCTCGAAACTGAGTTAAATAAATTTAAGCTTATTGATGATATTAATCATCGAATCCTTGAGTTAGAAAATCAACAACAAAAATTAGTAGCAGAAAAGAACGCACTTGATGAAGCGGCCTTCTTAATGGATGAATTCATTAAAGTAAAGGTTAATATGCTGGAAGAAAACATTAATTCAAGATTTAAATTAGCACGGTTCAAAATGTTTAATGTTATGTTGAATGGCAATGTAGAAGAATGTTGTGAAACTACCTATAAAGGAGTTCCATATCGGAGCATGAATAACGCAGCACGCATTAATGTAGGGTTAGATATCATTAATGCATTAACAAGTTATTACAAAGTGAATGCTCCGGTATTCATCGATAATGCAGAAGCCGTAACTGAATTCGTTCCTGTTAATAGCCAAACGATTAAGTTGATCGTTGATGAATCAGAACCTCAACTGGTCGTTAAGGAGGTATAGGTATGACTGACTTACAAATTTTTAATAATGATAGATTTGGACAAGTTCGGATTATTCCGGTAGAGGGCGAATTAATGTTTGTCGCTAAGGATGTATGTGATTGTTTAGAAATCACAAAGCACCGAGATGCAATCAGCCGATTAGATTCTGATGAAAGGGGGTCGGTTAAACTGGACACCCCTGGAGGAAAGCAAGATATTGCTGCTATTAACGAATACGGATTATATAACCTTGTGCTTTCAAGTCGAAAGCCTGAAGCAAAAGAATTCAAGCGTTGGATTACGCATGATGTGATTCCTGCTATTAGAAAAACCGGTTCCTATTCTATGGTGATTCCGCAGACATTGCCTGAAGCCCTTAGAGCATATGCCGATGAGGTAGAATCACATAATGCAACGAAAGCCATTGTAGCACAACAAGAACAGCAGATCGCGGAGTTTAAACCGGTTAAGGATTACGTAGATAAAATTCTCTCAAGTAAATCCTGTTTAGCGATTACTCAAATCGCAGCTGACTATGGCCTTAGTGCTCAAGAGTTAAATAAAATTTTGCATGAAGCTGGTCTACAACGTAAGGTCGGTGATCAATGGATTCTGTACAAGCAACATATGGCTAAAGGTTTTACTAAATCAGAAACTTTTACATTCTGCAGAAGTGATGGTCGCTTAGATTCAAAAATCACGACTAAGTGGACACAAAAAGGCCGCTTAGAAATTCATAGCATCTTAACTAAATTAAACATCCACGCTGTATGTGAAGACGTAGCATAGGAGGTACATAATGGGTGAAGTAACAAAAGCACAAACTCAAACACCATCGCTTAAAACCCTGGTGTCTAGCGAGTCGGTAAAGAAACGTTTTAATGAAATCTTGGGTAAAAAATCAGCGGCCTTTGTGTCCAGCTTGATTTCTGTATCTAACAATAATGAGCTTCTATCTAAAGCTGACCCTACTACAGTTATTACTGCAGGCGTGATGGCAGCCACTTTGGATCTTCCGATTAATCAAAACTTGGGGTTTGCCTATATTGTTCCTTTCTACAACAGTAAAAAGAAAATTAATGAAGCTCAATTTCAAATGGGATACAAAGGGTATATCCAGTTGGCCATGCGCACAGGTCAATATAAGACTATTAATGCTAGTGAAATCTACGAAGGCGAAATTAAACACCATAACAAACTCACAGGCGAATTCGAATTAGGCGAGCGAACTGGTGATAATGTAGTCGGCTACATCGCTTATTTCAAACTCATTAATGGCTTTGAAAAGTATTTATATATGTCTAAAGAAGATGCTGAAGCCCACGCTATAAAGTATTCCCAAACATACAAAAGGGGCTTTGGTCTTTGGAAAACTGACTTTGACGCAATGGCCATCAAAACAGTACTCAAACGTTTGTTAAGTAAATATGGCATTCTATCAGTCGAAATGCAGAACATGGCTAATGCAATCTCTGTAGATGGAGCCGTCATTCGTGATAATAACGGCGAGCTCACCCCTGATTTCGAAGGTGAAACCATAGATGTTCAATCAGATGTAGCAGAAACAATCGCTAATAATGCAAATTCCGAAGCCCTTGACATCGATCCTGACCCTGCCAGTGAGTTCGTTAATCCTGAAACTGGCGAAGCAGTAAGTATGTTTGGTGATTAATTGTGATTAGTATTCAAGCG